TGGTGAAACAGGCCCATTCCGGGCATTACGGGCGCTAAATTCCAAAGGACTCACAATGGCACAGAACAGACTGCACACCGTATATCACGCGATGGATGCGAAGGGGCTTTTTGACCAAAACCCTGCGAACGTCAGTGCGAAAAACTCTGACGGGAACAGCATTTACGCCGGACCGCAGCAATTTCCCAAGATGTTCTATCATCCTCTGGGAGAGGAAAATGTCATCAACCCAGGTGAATGGGTGGATACAATTCGCGGTCCGGTGTTGCTGGGAGAGCAGAAAGAAATCATCAGCAAGGTTGCGAACAGTGCGGAAGAAGGAGCTCAGCTGGAAGCCGATGGCTGGTGGGATCACCCGGCTAAAGCTATGGCTGCACGTCCCGGCATGGACCCGAAAAAGGTTCCGCAGATTAGCTCCGATTCCCGAATTAAGGACTTGGAAGCTAAAATCGCCTCGCTGGAAGCGGAAAAGGCAAGGGCTTCAGGTCCTCGGCCTTCAGCTGTCGAGCCTAGTCCGCTGGCTAAGCTCGGTAAGCAGTAATTAACTCAAGATTGAGGTCTTCATCATGTCCCAGCTTTTGCCTGATTCAACCACTGTTGGAGACCTCATTAATGCCGCGTTGACTGAATGTGGCGCTGTTGGTGTGGGGCAGAGCCCGACGCAGCAGGATACTACCAATAGCTGGGCCAGACTGCAATGGATGTTGCAAGAATGGGAACGTAAGCGGTGGCTGGTCTACCAGCTGGTGACGTTGCTGCTGCCTAGCACCGGCTTGCAAAGCTATTCCGTCGGCCCCGGTGGGTACTATGACACCGGCGCTGGCTCTGCTCGCCCGGATAAGATTGAAGCTGCATTTTTACGTCAGTATCAGGGCGGCGGGGTGAACCCGGTGGATTATCCGCTGGAACTGCTGATCTCGATGGAAGACTACTCCCGGCTGACGCTGAAGACTCTTTCCAGTTGGACGCAATGCGTGTTTTATGATCCGGGTTGGCCGTTAGGGGCGCTTTATCCTTGGCCTATTCCTACGGCTAATATCTACGGCGTGGGCATTGTGGTCAAGCAGCAGCTGCCGACAAAATTTGCCAGCTTGGCCACGCAGATCTCACTCCCGTATGAATACTACAACGCGATAGTGCTGAATCTGGCCGTGCGGCTGCGAAGCATGTTTTCTATCGGGACTTATCTTGGTGATCCGCTTCCGGGTCTTGCAAAAGACTCTTTGAATGCCCTGCGGGGGGCTAATACTAAAATTTCCCGCTTGACGATGCCAGAACAGCTGACTCGTCCGGGCCTTTATAATATCTTCTCGGATAGAAGTTATTAAAGGTTTCGCCGGTAAGCTGTCTGGTCCCACCCTCTGACAAACCCCTAACCTTAGATCAGGAGATCTAAATGGCCAACTCTTTCATATCCTTCTTCCGCTCGTTTATCCCAGGTTACCGGATGATCGACGGCTCTGACCTGCTTACCCTGGTGAATGATCTCTACAGCTATCAGAACGGAATCACTGCGCTTGCTGGTGGTGGCCTCGCTGGTGCGCCGATTGTGGTTAATAACTACTCTCAAATCGACACCGTGGCGACGGCCAGTGATTCTATCGCATTGCCTGCGGCGACGCCGGGAGTGGAGTATGTGGTTAATAACAACGGGGCCAATACCTTGGCCGTGTTTGGTAGCTATAATCCGCAGAACGCTGCGCTGGACACTATTTTGGCCTCCGGTTCTGTCGGTGCCACGGGTGCGGCGAGTGTGACCCAGGCTTCAGGCAAGGTGGCGATTTATGCTTGCTACAAGGCCGGGGTGTGGAAGCAGCTGCTTTCTGCCTAACAATCAACAGCCAAGGGTGGATATCCCTGCCCTTGGTTTCTTTTTCTCCGGCTTTGGGTGTTTGCTGTGGCTCGTCTTCCCCTCATTGGTGGTGCGTATTCGGCCCGCTGGGTCGGGGCTAATGCCCAGCGGGCGATTAATCTTTACCCGGAGAATAATCCGAAAGGGATTTCTCCAGTACCAATGACGCATTATCAGCGGCCGGGGCTTGTGCCGCTGGGCGCGCAGAATAGCGCGGGAGATTTTAATTCCGATTTTAATTCGGATTTTTCTCTCTATGTCTCTAACGTGCCTATTGGTCAAGGGCGCGGGATGTATACTGCGAGCAATGGCGTAGGTTATTGCGTCATTGGACAGGGTCTTTATTTGATAAAGAGTAACTGGGCTCTGCAGCTGTTGGGAACTCTTCTGGTCACCAGCACCTCTATGGTTTCAATGATTGACAACGGAACCACGCTGATGCTGGTGGACGGCAGCACTGTGGGATATACCGTGACGTTGGCTACTAACGCATTTGCTGTTTACACAGATAGCACCGGGACGTTCACCGGCAGTACAAGATTGGATATTATCGACGGTTTTATCATTGGTAATCTGGTTGGAACAAATGCTTTCTTTTCTACCCTGAACAACGTCACAACGATTGACCCGACTTATGTCGCGGCGAAGAATAACTATCCGGGAGATATTGTAACCCTGGGTGTGACCAGAAGGCAGATTCTGCTTTTGGGTAATTTTAAGTCTGAAATCTGGTACGACGCCGGCAATGTCGGGTTTCCTTTTGCAGAATTGCCCGGGGCTAGTATTGAACACGGCTGCACAGCGGCTTATAGCTGGGCGACAGAGGATGTTAATACCTATTGGCTCGGGCAGGACCTGCAAGGTGCGGGGATAGTTTTTAAACAAACTGGTTACACTACGATGCGGGTGTCGAATCATGCGTTGGAAAATGCAATCTTGTCAATGATTAAAACCGTTGGGATTAGTGATGCTATTGGATATACCTATCAGCAAGGCGGGCATGTTTTCTACGGTTTGACTTTTCCAGCTGGAAATCAAACTTGGGTTTACGATGCTAGCATCGGTGATCCTAATCTTGCTTGGCATCAACGGTGCTGGACTGATCAAAACGGAAATTTGCAGCGGGATAGAATAGTCAGCACGGTTAATTTGTACGGTTTGAACGTGGGGCAAGATTGGCAATACGGTACGTTGTATATGCTGGATAGGGATACATATACCGATACTGTAAATGGTACGTTGGGAAATATCAGCTGTATTCGAACTTTTCCGCACATTCTTGCTGGTGCAAATCCCAACGGGCAACTGCAGGAAGCAGAAGGAAAAAGAGTCAAGTTTAACAACTTTGTCGCGGATATTGAAGTTGGCGATGTGCCGCTGGATGCCAACGGTGCTGCTGGTCAAGTTTTCCTGCGTGTAAGTTTGGATAGAGGTAAAAGTTTTGGCGAACCTATCCCGATGAGTTTGGGAACGCCAGGGCAATATCTGACAGAGCCAAAGTGGCAAGTGCTTGGCATTGGCCGCGATGTGGTTTTTGAACTCAGCTATTCAGCCGTCGGTTCAGTTGCACTGAACGGGGCTTGGGTTGACGTTCATGTGCTTAACAGCTAAGGCGCAAACGCAATGGTGACAGTAGCGACTGGGTATCAAAACTACCAAGGCTTTCCGCTGGGAAACACCCCAGTTGTTGATGGGCAAGGAAATCTGACTCTGCCCTGGGCCAGATTCCTAATCTCCCTCTGGCAACGGGCGGGGACTAATGGAACGCTGCAGGAAGCGTTTTATCTTCAACAGATTGGAAGCCAGATATACATTATCAATGCGGCCACGGGTGCGGAACAAGCGCTGCTTGGTACGGTCAGTAGCGTGGGATTGGTTTTTGACGGTGGTATTGTAGCGGTTGCTGGTAGCCCGGTCAGCAGCGTTGGAGCTTTTACTCTTACGGTGTCGGGGACTTCCGGTGGAGTGCCGTATTTTAGCTCCGGCAGTACTTGGCAAAGCAGCCCGGTGCTAGGGCAATATCAGCTGATGCTAGGTGGCGGAGCTGGGGCTTCGCCTAGCACACCGTTGGGTTTGGGTACTGGTTTTACCGTGCTGCATGGAAATTCTGTCGGCGAACCAAGTTGGGGCGCGGTGGCTTTGAATGCGGATGTGACTGGTGTGTTGCCGGTTGCAAATGGCGGTACGGGGCAGGCCGGAGGTTACACCGTGGCGACTTTGCCGTCAGGGCAATTGCAAGGCACCCGCAGCTGGGTTACAAATGCGGCGGCGGCAAGTTATGCGGTAGGGGCTACTGTTACTGCGGCTGTTTCGGGTGGTTATGTTATCCCGGTTTTCTTCAACGGTAGCGCATGGGTGGCGGGATGAACGCAAAGGCAAAGCCGTTTCTGGTATTCGGGATGCCACGGTCGCGAACGGCGTGGTTGAGCCATTTTCTTGCCCCGTCACCGGGGGCGGTGGGGCATGATACGGCCATTGATTGTAAGACCATCGGGGATTTCATATCCCAATTCTACGGCCGGGATAGGCTTGCAGGAAGCTGCGAAACCGGGGCAATGATGGCTTGGCGGATTATCCGGCACAGGATGCCGGAGGCCAAACTGGTAGTCATCCAAAGGCCCGTGTCGGCGGTGGCTTTTAGCCTTGGGCGCTGCGGATTGTATCCAGGCTTGCTGGAGCTAGAACATCGTAAGACCTATTTGGAAGCTATCAGCCGATTGGACGGGACGAAGACAATAAGTTTCAACCAGCTGGCGCGTAAAGACGTTTGTGAGTTTTTGTACCAATTTTGCAATGGTGAAGCTCCGGCAAAAGGTCGCTGGGAATATTTTGCAGATTTCAATATCCAAGTTTCCATGCCGGAACGGCTTGCCAAGCTGCAGGCTAATGCCAAAGCATTGGCCGAGTTGAAAGATAGTGTGATGAAGGAAACGGCGGTTATATCTGCGGGGGAACAATGTTTGAGACTCAACTGAGAGAAGGTGCGCTGGCACCGAAGCTGGTGGTGGGGGAAGAGCTAAGCTGGCAGGAGTTCTGGCGCGAAGCCGAGCCGCTAGCCAGGGCCCATTTTCACGAGGTGGATAATGGGGTGGATGATAGAAGGACTTTCGGGCCAAGGGCCGAGGTAATGGCGGATATGCACCAGCGGGGTATCATGCGGGTGATCGGAGCCAGGCTGGATGGGAAACTGGTAGGGTATTTTACCTGGAATGTGCTACCGGATATTGAAAGCTGGGGTACGCCGATGGCGATGCAAGGGGCCTGGTATGCAAAGCCAGAGGCCAAGGCTTTCGCGGTAGGGCATAAGATGTTTAAGGCTAGTATGGAGCTGCTTCGCAAGCTGGGAGTGCAGTATGTATTCCCCCATCATCGCCTGCAGGGCCGGGGTGAAGCCATCGGGCACTACTTTGAAAAACTGGGCGCAAAGCCTATACAAATAAGCTACTTCCTCTGGATAGGAGAACAGACAGATGGTTAGCGTATTACCAGCGGCAATTATCGGATCTGCAGGGGCCGGGCTTGTCGGCTCGTCCATGCAAGCAAATGCTATCGGAAGCGCAGCGCAGCAGCAAGCGGCTGCAGCACAAACGGCTGCACAGCAGCAGATGGCAATGTTTAACCAAGTGCAGCAGAATCTCTCCCCCTTCATGCAAGGCGGACAGACGGCGCTGCAGCAGCTTCAAGGCCTCACCGGCGCGGGGGCGGGTGGAAATCCGCTTACAGCTCCGCTTACAACCCCGTTCCAGCCGACGATGGCGCAGCTGCAGCAAACGCCGGGCTACCAGTTCTCTTTGGACCAAGGGCTGAAAGCCACGCAGAACAACTACGCGGCGCAGGGTCTTGGGGCTAGCGGAGCGGCCATGAAAGGTGCGGCGAACTACGCCGAAGGCCTGGCAGGGACTACGTATCAGCAGCAGTTTACCAATAATTTAACTCAAAATGCTCAAATCGCTAGCATTTTGCAGAATCAGGTAAATACCGGGGCAAATGCTGCTGCCGGGCTAAGCTCGGCCGGGATACAGTCGCAAGGGTTGGCCAATCAGGCTACTATGTCTGGTGCGGCGGCTAGCGCTGCAGGCACCGTTGGTCAGGCAAATGCTTATGCCAGTGGTATATCCGGACTTGGTAGTGCGGCAACAAATTACGGTTTGATTAATATGATGAATAATAACAGCATGTTTGGAACTCCAACAGCTACCAACGTGTTTAATAGTATGCCGCAAGCTGAATGGGCACAACCGTATGTAACGGAATAAGGAGTTTAAAATGGATATGTCGATGCTAGATGGCGCTGATGACGCGCCTGCTGCTGAGCCGACAGATGGGTCTGCTGCCCCGGCTCCGGCTTTGCCACCGCATTTGCAGGCTATGGATCAAATCCATTCCGCTAACAAAGCGCAGTTTGATAAGCTGGATTCCAGTAAGCAAACTCTTGAACGGGTGCGGGCGCAGTTGGACCAGCTTGCGAAGCTGGGCGATTCGGTTACGGCAGAGGACATCATCAAGGCTGGAGGCGGATTGGTAGCTGCTGGGCTTACGCCGAAGGCCGTGGCCGGGCTGATGGCTACGCTGCCGCCTGGGGGCGGGCAGGCTCTCGCCGGCTGGGTGCAGCAGCATGAGCAGATGCTGGAGCAGCAGGAGCAGCAGAACCAACAGCTGCACCAGCTTGCTGCTCATCAGATGGGGGCAAGTGCGATTCATGCGTTGGCTAGTCACGCGCATGAGGCGCAGGCGCCAAAGCCGCAGGCGCAAGCGCCCCAGGCAAAAGCTGGGCCCCCGGCTGGGCCCCCGGCTCAAGCTCCTAATCCTCTCCTGCCCTCGGCTGCCGCTGGCTCTGCTCTTGGAGTTTAAAAATGGTTGATTTGACAATGGCCCCTGTGGCCAACTACACCCCGCCGCAAGCACCGGCCGGTGCGGCCAATCCTCTCGGCATGGCCGGGACGATTATGCAGATGCAGCAAATGCAGAACCAGAATAAGCTCTTCCAGCAAGAGTTTCAGGCCAAGCAGGCTATTGGTCAGATCATGTCTACCGCCCCAGATATTGACACGGGTCTTCGGCAGGTAAGTCAAAGCCCTTATGCCGCTTTTGCTGGCCCGGCAGTGGCCGCGTATCGTAGCGCGGAACAGATGCAAAGCGCTATCGCGTTGCAAAAAGCCCAAACCCAGGGCGCGCTGATGGAACAGTATCAAAAAGGCGCTGCAGGTGTATCCCAAGCCTTGCTTCCTGCGATGGCTGATCCTGCAGCCATGATTGATAAGCAAATGGCTCAAGCTGCCAGCATCTATCCGAAAGAAATGCAGCCGCAGATTAAAAGCTATTTAGATAGCGTTAAAAAAGCTACTATGGCTGGCGTCGATCCAAAGGACCCTGGGGCGAAGGATAAAATGCGGAAAAATCTTGCTGCGCAATTAACCGGCGTAGTTCCTATGGAACAGCTTTATGGGACAACTTTGAGCACTGATGAAGGCACCGGCACCAGGATCTCGCGAGTGCCTCCGGCATGGAATCCAGATCAAACTCCGCAAACGCTTGCTGTGGTTCCCAAGGGACAACTTGGCGGAGTGAATGAGGAAACCGGGCTGGTTAGGAGAAGCTTGAGTCCGGAACAGTTGGCCAATCCCACAGGGACAAGTTTGCCAATGATGGCGGCTAGTGCTGCGCCTGGGGCAAATGCTTTGGGTGTGCCCGGGCCTTCGGCCACGGCTTCTGCCTCCGGCGCTGGGCCTGCGGCCACTGCGGCTACTGCCGCTCCGGCTCCGACTTCGCCGTATAGCTTCGCTGGCGGCTCTATGACCCCCGATATGATCCAGCCTAGCGTAACCGGCACTGGCCTTAACGCCTACTCCGGGCAGGTAGTCCCCGCTCCGACCAAAGCGCAGAAAGATCAAGAGCAGAAGCTGAGCGATGACTACACCGGCCCTGGCGCGCAAAAAGCAGAAGCTGCAAGGCAGGCATTGAGCCAGCTGACCATTGCTAAAGCTGACATCGATCAGATGGTTAAAGACGGCATTAAGCCCGGCACTGGTACGCCGATGCTGGTGGAAATGATCAAAGCTGGCAATCGGTTCCTGCAATTGACCGATCCGAGCGGAAAAAGCAGCTTGCCGGAAACAGCTTCTGCCGAAGACGCGATGAAGCAGCTCGGCAGACTGAGCCTGAGCTCCAGCAAAACCCTGATCAACAATCCGCAAATCGCGGCGGAATCCCTGCAAAA